GGTGGGCTGGCTACGGTGCTGCTGGTTCTGATGTGCCGCAGGCGATACGCCACGCCATGCTGATGCTGATCGGGCATTTATACGAAAACCGCCAGGCTGCCGTAGCCACGGGAGCAGTGCCGCAGGATGTTCCGTTTGGCGTCAAGGCTTTGCTAGATACCTGCAAGTGGGGTTCCTACGCATGATCCTGCCAGGCCAGATGCGTGAGCGAGTTACTGTGCAGCAACCTGCTCGCAGCACATCCGATCTTGGTGAATCGCAACTAACTTGGACGACATACGCAACTCGCTGGGCCAGCGTCGAGGGCGTCAGTAGCCGCGAGGCTTTGCAGTACGGCCAGCAGCAGTTTGAAGTGACGCACAAAGTGCGGATTCGGTATCTCGACGGCCTCACCAATCAGATGCGTTTGCAATGGAGAAGCCGCACGTTGGATGTAGTCAGCGTGTTAGAGTACGGCAACCGCAGCGAACACGTTTTGATTTGCCAAGAGCAGGTAGCGTAATGGGCATTGAGATAGACATTGAGCTTCCAACGCTAAAGGAAATACGAATTGCGTTTCGTCAGCTACCGGGGAACATCGCTGCAAAACACATGGCCGCAGCGTTAGGGCGTGCGATTGATCCTGCCTATAAAAGGCTCAAGAAAAACACGCCGCGAGGGCCAACCGGCAATCTAAAGAAGGCCGTGAAAAAGCGAACGAAGCGGTATGTGCGGGATGGTGCTGGCGTAGCATTGATTGGCTATCGCAAACCGCCTCGCGGTACAGAGATCGAGGATAGAAAAAGCAACGAGCTGGGCTATCACGCGCATTTGGTAGAAAAAGGAACACGCGAGCGGACAACCACAGGACGTGTCGCATCTTCGTTCAACACTCGCGGCGCATTTTCAATCCGGCGAATGAAATCCAGACGATTGCGAGGTGCATTGCGGACATCTCCGAAACCACCAAAAGCCTTCTTGAAAGGTACGTTTTCTGGCGGCAAAGTATCGCTTGGCAAAATGCGTGTTGGTGGTAAATCTGGCAGGCCACCGTTGCAGACAACTTTTGCAGAAACCAAGAGTGAACTCAAAGCCGAAATGCAATTGCAGCTCGCTGCTGGCGTCGAAAAGGCGATTATGGAAATGGCCGGAAAGTTTCGCAGAACTGGCAGGCGATAATGGCAGTCAGATATCCAGACAAAAATATCCGCAACGCTCTGATTTCTGACGCCAACGTGGTGCAGTACGTTGGGCATCGTGTGTTTGCACAGTATGCGTCACCAGACGATGCGTTGCCATTTATCGTGACCAGACGCACCGGCACGGAACGTGAGCAGGCATTTCAGCACCCAGTAGGCGTGCCACGTTTGACGCTCAACGTCGTCTGCTATTCAGACACCTATGACGAGGTGCGGAATCTTGCTGATGCCGTGCGTGCTGTTCTGGATGGATACCGTGGCGTTTTCGACAATACAGAAGTCAAGCAGACCACGGTGGACGAGGAACGCGACGAGCTAGTGCAGCTTGCAGGCAGCGAGAAGCCGCCAGCGTTTGCCGTCGAAATGGACTTAGATATTTGGTGGCAGGAGACATAACCAATGGCGACAACGCCGCATGATGGTTCAGGAACGAGCCTGGTATTTGACGGCACGACATTCACCGTCACCAATCTCACACTGAACTACAACGATGTTCGTGACCGCATCGACATTTCCAATCTCGGCCAAACGACTGGCGAGCAGCGTGCCAGCCAGGATGCTCCGCTGATTGGCACCGTTGACGACACAGGCGTTGAGATTTCGTTTGACTACATCGGAACAACTGAGCTGCCATCTGACACCAGCGGAACGCTCACCATTGCGGGTGGCCTTTCGTTGAGCCGATCGGCAACCGTCGCAAGCTCCAATGTGACGCTCGCTATCAACGACGTGATTCGCGGCAGTGCCACGCTTCGTGTTGCTGCCAGCTAAAGCTGGGAGGCACTCGTGGCAACCGTATCGCAAGGCATATCGTTTTCGTTTAACGGCTCGCCAGCAACAGAAGTGACAGGCCTTTCATGGACTGTTGGCGGTGGCTACACGTCTGCACGCGATTCCGCATATTTAGCGGAAGCTGGAAGCGTCAGCCTGGAGTGTCTAGGCGGCATTAGCACTAGCATATGGGGAACGACAGGAACGCTAACCATCAGCGGTGGTGGTATGGCATTGTCGGTGGATGCGGTATGTTTGGACGTGACAGCCGAGGCAAACTTGAATGGGGTGACCCGATACTCGGCTGAGTTTTCGATTATCACTTGAGGGATTGCATGGACATCAAGGCCGCGATTCTTAGCAGCACCACAAAGAAGATTAAAAAAGTCGAAGTGCCAGAGTGGGGGACGCCAGTATTTATGCGAACCATGACTGCTGGCGAGCGTGATGCTTGGGAGCTTGCATGGTTGGACAAGCAAGGGAAGGGCGGCGTTGCAAACTTCCGCAGTGTGTTTTTGGTCAAGTGCCTTTGCGATGAGAATGGCTCGCGGTTGTTCGCAGACAATGAGGTAGAGCAGCTAGCAGCTCAGGATTCCAAGGTAGTCAACAGACTTTTTGAGATTGCACGCGAGCAGAACGGCCTCACAAGCGATCAAGTAGACGAGCTAGCAAAAAACTAAATGCCCGGCCAACGCGGCGATTCCTGTTCGCTTTGGCTGGGCATCTTGGCATGACGGTGGCAGAGCTATGCGAACGAATGGACAGCCGCGAGCTGAGCGAATGGTACGCATACGTTGCGCACTTTCGCGGGCCTTTGGACGACCCGTGGCAGCAAGCAGGCGTAGTGGCGACAGCGGTGCTGACGCCTCACACTCGGCCAGGCCGAAGGCCAAAGCCGTCGGACTTTGTGCCTGTCACTGCACCACCGCAACACGAGCTACAGGTTGCAGCAAAGATGCAACAACTGGCTCGCCTTCTTGGAGGCGATAGCTGATGGCAACCACAGCACTCGGCCTCGCATTGCAGATTTCCGCCAGCACGGCGGGATTGGCGAAGAGCGTCAACGAAGTCAATCAAAAGCTCGACTCAATGGCCGAGGCAGGCAAGAAGTCTGCCAAGGACTTGGCAATCCTAAAAACCATTGAGATTGGCCGTGCGTTGATTGACAGTGCGAAGGCTCTTGCTGGTGCGTTGTCTAGTGCGGCCTCGTCTGCACTTGACTTATTCAATAACTCGCGTGCGTCAGTTGGTGAGCTGACGACCCTCGCTCAGGTTTCCAACACTTCCGTCGAGGAGTTTCAGAAAGTCGCATTGGCGGCACGCAGCGTCGGCATCGAGCAGGACAAGATGGCCGACATCCTGAAGGATGTAAATGACCGCATTGGTGATTTCATAGAAACTGGCGGCGGCCCAATGGCCGATTTCTTTGAGAACATCGCTCCAAAGGTTGGCGTGACAGCAGATGAGTTTGAGAGGCTTTCTGGTCCGCAGGCTTTGCAGTTGTTTGTCGATAGCCTAGAGAAGGCAAATCTTTCGCAGGCTGATCTGACCTTCTATATGGAAGCAATGGCGTCTGACATGACGAACCTGCTGCCATTACTGAAGGATGGCGGTGCAGGCATGGATGAGCTTGCTGGCCGTGCCGAGCGTCTTGGCATCGTTCTCAATACAGACCAGACAACTGCGATCAAGGAAATGAACGGCGCACTTGGTCTGGTGCAGGCCACGTTCGATGGCATCATCAATCAGGTCACCTCGCAGCTTGCTCCTGTCATTACAGACATTGTGAACAAGCTTTTGGACATGGTGGAACGGATTGGGCCTGAAAACATAACACAGACGATTACAAACGCACTGTTCTCGTTTGCCGACGCTTTTCTCGGTGGCTTGCAGACGTTAGCCGAAGTGCTGGCTCAGATAGCTGACGGCATACTAAAGATTCTTAGCACGCTTGGTGTTGTCGAGCAGACCGCAGACGAGCGAGAACTTGCTAGGGTTCGTGAGCAAGCAACTCGCACGCGAATGCTTCCTGGCGGGCAGTTTGGCGGTGCACGCCAGCAACGCATTTTTGACCCAACAGAAGAACAGGCGGCGCGTATTGCAGAGCTTGAAGCTCGCATACAGATGCGTGCAGAGGGTGGCCTAGGGCAAGTGTTGGTAGGTGGCATTGAAGGGCTGCGTGAAACTCTGAATCAAACCCGCGAGCAGTTTGCACAACCACCAGAGGCACCGCAGGAAAGCGTCGATGCTACTCGTGGCGTTGAGCGTGCGGTAGAGGAAGGCAGCGATCAGACTGTCGAGGAGTTGCAAGGTTTGCGAGAGGACATGCGGCAAGCACCAGCAGTTGACATCTTAGGGGCAGCACCATGAGCGTAGCGTCATATCGTGAACTCACAGGACGCAGCTTCACGCATCGTTTTGGCGATGCACCGACTGCACAGCGGCGGTTCGGCGTAACATTGACAACGCCAGCGGAAAGCAATCAGGCGATCCTAAACGCCATCGGTATTTTTCACGGTTCTTTCCATCCTGAGTATCCGTTTCTGCGATGCACTGAAGGAAGCGTCAAGGAAAACACGCCTACGCCATATCACGCCGAGGTTGTCTATCGCTATGAGGTGCCGCAGGTTGGCAACATAGATTTTGAGCCCAACCCACTCGCACGGCCTGATGTGTGGAGTTTTTCCACCACTACGCGACAGGTGCCTGCTTTAACTTATTATGACGGCGATGGCAATGGTGATGAGAAAGCATTGACCAATACGGCAGGCGATTACTTTGAAGGCTTGCAAATAGAGTCTTCGGAGATGCGTGCTGTTATATCTGGCAATCGTCCTACGTTTCCAGTTGGCCTAGCCAACAGCGTAACCAACACGATAAACAACGCAGCTTTTCTTAATGCACCACAGTACACATGGAAATGCCAAGGCATTGGCGCACAACAGCGTGTTGAGGTTGTGAACGACATCGAGGTGCGGTACTGGGAGGTTTCGGTAGAACTGCTCTATAGGCCGGAATCTTGGGTTCTAAAACTTCCGAATATTGGCTTTAACTATCTGCCAGGAGGCACCAGCCCCAAGTCACCTGTAGCAGTAACCGACGACAATTCTCTCAGCGAAACATATGGTCAAGAAGTGCCAAGCCAAACGCCGCAGCCTTTAGAGCCCGATGGCGATATTCGCTCTAGCGGTGAGCCAGATATCCTTGAGCGTCGTCCTTACAAATCACAAGACTTTGCCAGTTTCTTTGGCGTGCCACCTTTTTAGGGTTTCCCAATGCCAGACGTGACCTACACCATTAATGGACAGATTGCCAAGGGTTCGCTCTCGCAGTCTTTCGCAGCTTCGGGGGTAACTGCCAGCATGGCTACAGCAGGCGTGGCGTCTGTAACGCTTGAGCTGGACACTAGCACCACAGCTATCAGCACAAGCACTCTAGGGGCGGTTGGCCTTTGCTTTGCTCGTTCACTTGCCACTACTGAGACGCATACCGTGAGCTTTGGCAGGCTGGATGGGACAAGCCTTTTTGAGACTGTGCGGCTCAAGGCTGGCGAGGCTGCCGTGCTGCGTCTCGCTGCTGGTGATTATGCGGCAAAGTCTGCTGTGGCTGGTTCGCGTCTGGTGCTGACTATCTATGAGGACTGATTGTGGCACAGAAGCCAGACGGCAAACCGGCAAACTTGCAAAAAGTGCAGTTTACGCGCCCTGCGGCAGAGCGAATTGCTCGTGTCGTGCGGCAGGTTGAGCTAGGCAATCGAGATGCTGCGCCATTGCGTTTTTCGCCACGAACACGCTCTTTTGGCGGTAGCGGCACGACTTTAACCACGACCACGATCACGGTGCTGACAGGCGTTGTCTTGTCAACGACCAACCTGACGTTTCAGCGTGCCAGCATCAGCGTTGTCGGCTCTACTACTGCGGCCTCGCAAGTCATCAGCGTATACAACTGCCCCTCTGTGTCCGTGTCAGCAGAGGGGCAAGCCTTCTACTATGGGTGAGCCATGCCTGAGCAGTTCCGGTTTTCTGTTGCGACTATCACGTCTACAAATGCCACGACAGTTCTTGCGCCAGGCACTGCCGCTACGGCAATGGTGCGAAGCCTGACGCTTTGCAATCCGCACACGGCGAACACGTCAACTGCTGACGTGACGATGTATGTCGCAGCAGAAACAGCATCTTGGCAACTCTTTAAGTACACACAGATCACTGCTGCTCAGACGCTAATGCCGTTCGACACTCCTGTTGTCGTGGCGGCTGGCGATAGTTTGCAAGTTTCTAGAGACGGCGCAGACATAGACGCCACGGCGACCTACCTTGAGTTGTCATGACGAGCATCTTTCTTAGAGATGGCAAGATTCTGATTGCCAGTGGCGGCAGGGGATTCTCGCAGGATTGCGGTTGTTGCGATAATCCTCCACCACCGCCTCCTGGCGGTTGCGATTCTTGTTGCGCTGGCGATCAAGGACTAGATGACTCAGTTCTGATTTCATTGGAATGCACTTTGCCTTCTGTTTCGGTTCAAGCGTTTTCGCCAAGCCCATCAGACAACGGATTGCGAGTTGCCCCTAGCGTTGACGTAGCAGGCGATGGCGTTATTTATGTGACAACAGTCGATCAGCCGCTGCCGTTTATGCGCGCACAAATACGCTGCCTTGGTGCATTTAGAGGAAGCAGTTGGATTTATAGCAACACAACATTTTTTGAAACAATAGGTATTGATATTGACTTAGCGCATCCATTTGACGCAGATGGCGGATGGAGTCCATTTACTCCAGTGCGATGCGAAGCAAATGTGACAGACCTTCAGCTTGGTTCGTCGTTTGTAGACTTAAAGCCTGGCGGTGGCTCAAATGCCTTGCTAGAACTTGACGCAGACCCTGACACAGGTGCTTATCAAATCTTCTACTCGTTTTATTCGGAACCTGTTGCACTTCAAGATTCTGGGCCGTGTGCTGGCAGCCCTGTCGTCTTTCCACTGTATTACAGCGGCGCTGCTACCAACTTTGGCGATGTTATTAGCGGGCCAGAAAGAGGCACAGAGGTTGGCTCTCTTACGATAAACGACGTTGAATAATTATGCTATGTGAACCAGACGCCGAAGGATTTTGCAGCCGTTGCGGGAAACTGCTTCCATTCTCTGGACAGCCTGCAAAATGTGGTCGAGTGCATCCGCATGGCATTGGCTCACACCTTAAAATCATTTTAAGGAAGGTAGGCATTAAAGGGATCGCTGGCTGCAACTGCTCGCAGAACGCTCGCAAAATAAATAAGTGGGACGCAAACGAGGCCGAGGCACGCATTGAGCAGATTGTAGAAATGATGAAGGGAGAGGCTTCCGTGCGTGGAATCCCATTTAGCCGAACGCTGGCGATTCTTATTGTTCGCCGTGCAATCAGCAATCATCGTGCGGAAGCACAACGCATGAACGCTCGCAAGGAGGCGCAGCGTGCCGAGGAAACCACATAGCCAAACTGTCTTG